GAGATTCAGCGCCTTGAGACACAGATGAGTCTCAATAAAGAAGGCCGTGTGCAGTATGACACGATTTACAAAATTGCCGAGCTGGAGAAAGCCAACGCACTTGCAACTTTACATCTTACGCGTGCCCAAATCCAAGCCGAGGTGGAGCGTCAGCGGATTGCGGTACTTAACGCGGAAGTTAAATACCAAGAGCTGGTGGCCGTCGCCGAAATAGCTCGTGCTGAGGGCGTCATTACAGATGCCCACACAAGAGCAATCCAAGCCCAAGCTTCTGCCGTGGATCTGGCGTATCAAAATCTTGACACCAGCGTAAAGATCGCAAACGAGCAAATGCGAGCAGCCGATGCTGTTTACAACGCTGCGATCGAAGCCGCTGACCTAAAAGTAAGCACAACGATAGCCGCCCAAAAAGCGGCATCTTTTGCATCTTCTATGCAAAGTGCGGCTGGTTCAGCACAGGCAGCGGCAGACGCAGTATCTAGCACAAATCAAGAAGGAGTTGTGGCTACTGGAACAACTGTGACTCAGATTATTGCATCTCCGGTACTTACCCGCCTCACAAAGTTTAATTTTGGCGCGACAAAGCCTAAACTACTAGAGGCGGCAAAAGAGCGCTTCGGTAAACAGGTAGAAGAATTGCAGCGTCACTTGGAGGAATTAGATGCTGCTAGGGAGCAGCGCTTAGCCTCTATCAGAGAAAACGTACGAGTATTTACGGAAGAGCGTAAGCAAGAGATGGCTGCCTTTATGCAGTCACAGGCAACCAGTGCTTATAGCCCTGGCGCTGACACTCCTAGCACAATTAATGTACAGACAGGTCCGGTGATACAGCAGGATAATCAGATGTATGTCACCATGTCCGACATGGAAAACGCTATGCAGACAGTGGCAACTACTATATTAGGTAACAACCGGTCCGCTGGCGGTCGCCGCTTCGCAGGTATTAGCTGATGAACAGAGGTCAAGCCCTATACCTAAAGGTCTACGACGCCAGCAACACCTACCAGCGCTGGCAGGCGTACTACATCAATCAGACAATCACCTTCGATTCCGTCACCTGGGACTATCACCCGTTTACGGTTGATGCGTTTGTCGGCGGCGGGAGTGGTACGAACAGTGAGCTTGTACTGAACGTACCCGCCACGAAAGCCGCAGTCGATACTTTTAACTACGCCTTGGCGTTCAACTGGCTTTGCGAGGTCAAGTTGTACGAGTTCAATGTGTACGCGACTCAGGTTGGTCCTCCAAGCGGTCAGGTTTTGATCGCCGCAGTGACGGGCGAAGTCACGGGTATCTCTGGCTCGTTCACATCGCTGGATGTAACCTTAGGTTCAGGCATGGCACCAATCGGCGCTCAAGCCCCACCGCGTAAGTACACCACTGGATTGGTTGGGACGCCCCTACGGTTATGAGCTTTCGCATCAGCGATCCACTGGCACTGCTGCCCTACCAAACAGGGTTGCTGACACCGCCACTGGTGAACGCTGCTGCCGAAGGAAATACCAGCCTCGACTCTCAACAACAGACTGTTGTTCTTGGTGAGCCAGTTCCTATTGTTTTTTGCAGGCGAATTGACGGCAACGGCGGGGTTTTTGTAAGCCCTAAAGCAACAGAAGCGCGTTTTACTAACAGTGCAGTAACTAATGTGCTCGTTGCGCGTCTTGAACTTGTACTTAGTGAAGGTGAGCTGCCTTTACTGCAAGTTCGGGATGTTTTCCAACGCGCTTGTAGAGTAGGCCAATGGCAGCAAGCATATGACTCGCGTGCCGGAGATTGGAACCCTGAAGTCGTTGTAGTTACGGTCAGCGGCACAACGCCCTGGAATGTTCCGTACTACGTCGGTACAAGCGGCAGTTATGACAATATGACCACGCTGAGTTACCTAAACTTTTTTGCTGACGGCGATACTAACTGGAACAAGCAGGTTCATGTATTCGTGCGAGAGGGGATGCAAGTAACGAGAATTATTGATAGTGTTTACGGACCCAGCAATAACTTTATCGACCTAGCACTGTACCTGATCCGTCAATCCAGCCGCATCCCAGAGGCGTTAATTGATAGCGGTGAAATGCTAACCGCTGCTCGTTTTACAGACACAAACGGGCTGTATTTTAACGGTGTCATCAGCGAATCTGTAAATCTAGAGGACTGGCTCTATGAAACCAGTGGTGGTTTCCTACTGCGTACCAGTGAGCGCAACGGTAAAAAGATCTTCAAGCCTCGTCTGCCGATTAACGGCGACTGGACGATCAACACTTCAGCGATAACACCTGAATTTGTATTTAACGAGGAAACAGTAATTCCGGGCAGCTTTAGCATCGAGTACATCCCCCTAAGCGAGCGTAAGTCTGCTTGCATTACGGTGCTTTGGCGCCAGCAGCCTGACGATGACATTGGGATTATCCGCACCACGGAAGTACGTTTTGACGGTGAAGCGCTGAATGGTCCTTACGAGCAATATGACCTAAGTGCTTTTTGTACCAGTGAAAATCACGCGGTAAAAGTCGGGGTTTATCAAGCTGCCCGACGCCGGTACATCACACATAACCTCCGCATCCGTTCCCGCCCAGACTCCTTCAACAGCACCCTGGAGATTGGCGATATTGTTCGCGTCCAGCTACAGCGAGAAACTGACGCCTCTGATCTGTCTTATCACGACTTTTTCTACGAGGTGGAGCGCATCAGCAAGGCAACCTCTGGTGCAGTGGAGCTTGATCTAACACACTTCCCGATTGACGACCAAAACCGCAGCATTATTGCCCGCCAAGTTGCACAAGCTGTTGGTGCCGGTTATGTCATGCCGACAGGACGAACAGACTTCACTTGTGATGACGCTGGACGGCGTAATGATACGAGCAATATCACAGAACTTCCCGATCCAGACCCGCCGGTCATTCCACCATCTAGCAACTTCGAGTACGACTTACCTGAGTTGTCCGTGACAACACGAACAAATCCAATCACCATAGGTCCAGACGGCGTAGCAATTCCTGGAACACTGAACTTTATTGTTGGTAGCACTGGCGGCGAAAATCCATCTGGCAACACAGATGCATCGTCGATCAATCCTGCCGATCCGATTGCACCTTCAGCCCCCTCCATTAGTGGCATTACAGGACCAGAAGGGCATCCGCTACAGGGAGACGTGTTATCTATTACGCCTAATTGCCCCGATGGTAGAACCACCTGGTACTTAAAAGATCCTGAGACAGGCGATCTGACTGAAGTACAACAAGACGATCTTGTCGGTAATTCAAGCAGTGACTACACCGTAAAAGATGATGACATTGAGTACATTCTTGTAGCGATAACGCAATGCCCTGATCCAGCGTCGCCTGATGGTTATGGTTTACCTGCGACCACTACTACGGGCGCTGTATACCCGGACTGGAACCGATACAGTTATGTTCGATGGACAGGTACAGCTTCTAGTCCTTCGATCGTAACAGACTACACGACTGCTTGGTACTCTGGCTCTTGGTCTTGGGGCGCCTATTTAACTATCGGCCCAATGTTCGGGTGCTTTGGCGACTCTACTCCTCTTGAATCAAGCGGTTCATTTGTGGGTCCGCCTATTGGACCTATTCCTTGGCGTGCAACAGTAAGGGCAAAACAGATATCCCCATGCGGTGGTGGAACTTTATCTCTTGGTGGACTGGGTAATTCAGGTAATCCTGGTGGGTGCGCAGGCGGAAGTCCTGACCCTTACTTAGCATTTGGCTGTGTTGCAGAAGGATCGCTCTGGAGGGTATCAGGTGTCTGGCAATATGCAAACTTTGTGGACGGAGATTATCAGATTCAAGCCACTTGGAAAGGCACCCAAGATTACAGCGGTCCTGAATGATGGCTAATTTCCCCGCCCTAAACCCAAACACCCGGACTTTCACACCTGGAGGTTCGCCTGTTACTCCGCTTGACGCGTTAAACGGTGACGAACTCATGGTGCGCCATGCCAATAACGTCATCGGTTATCGCTTACGTCTAGGTTTTACCGGGCTAACAACCGATCAGCACTTCTCAATCACAAGCCACTATATGCTGCACGGGCGTTTTGACCCGTTCGATCTTGACGCTTTAACCCTTAGGGGCTCGAATCTGACTTTTCCGTCCGGCTATAGCTGGATCTACGCATCTCCGCCGAGTACAGCGTACTCCCCTGGAGTTATTACAGTTAATGTTGAGCTGGAGCTAGTGCCGCCTTACACATTATGAGCACGTTTCCAAGCCTGGTTCCGAACGAGCTTAGCTTCGACATGGGGCGGGCGAATATAAGCGAAGTCGCAACATTTGCGGGTCCAGTACGCTTTCGCCACAGCAAGCGTGTCAACCATCAAAACCTGCGCGTCAGTTATCGCGGCCTATCGCAATCACAAGTTGAGCTACTTCGTGAACACTACTACACAAATCAGACTGCCCCGGATTATTTCGACGTACCTACCAGCCTTTGGGGCGGACTAACTGTTGTCTCCTCGACAGCACTATACCGTTATTCGTCACCACTACAAGAAGAGCATTTAGGTCTTTATTACAACGTCAGTTTCTCGCTGCGCGTCATTGAAGGCGTAAACCTGCTTTACATCTTGGAAGGCGGGACAGCTGACAATCGCACACCAGCCGCATTTGCCTCCTTCGCGTTTAACGGTTATGAGCCGTTCATTCTTGACTGTTCCGGGGCTAGTGTTACAGCTACGCTTGTACTAGACGGCGGAGGCGCCAGCCAGTGACAACCCCTACAACAGTCCAAGTCCAGCTCAAAATACGCCAAGACACCGCAGCTAACTGGACTGCCCAAAACTCGCTGCTGCTTGCTGGAGAGCTTGGTCGAGAAACAGATACAGGCAAGATCAAAATCGGTGATGGCAGTACCCTTTGGAACGGGCTGTCGTATCAGCCGTTTGGCGGTCTGATTACTGATGCAGACATCTCCGCTACTGCCGAGATTGCAGTTAGCAAGCTTGCTGATGGTGCAGCGCGTCAACTGCTGCAGACCGATGCAGTCGGCACTGGCGTCGAGTGGACCGACAACGTAGATGTACCAGGCACGCTCGATGTAACTGGTGCAGCCACGTTCGACGATGACGTAACGATTGAAGGCGATCTAACCGTCAACGGCACGACAACCACGATTGACACGCAGACCCTGCTGGTTAAGGACAAGAACATCGAGCTGGCGGTGGTGGAAACACCAACCGATGTGACTGCCGATGGCGGCGGAATCACGCTGAAGGGCGCCACCGATAAAACGATCACCTGGAGCGATACCACCGACAGCTGGGAATTCAATCAACCAACAATCACCAGCGGCAGTAGCAGCGGCGCCAGCTTCATCCCCACCGGCAGCACAGTACCAACAAATGGGATTTATCTACCTTCCGCAAATAATGTAGCCATCTCGACTA